ATGAAATTGACATTAATGGTAGTGTAACATCGGCAACAAGCACTTTGTTGGTAGACGGAGTCAATGGTGTTATACCTGGAGCCAATATTACTGGTGTGATACCAGGTTACATTAGTTTAGTTACTTTACAAACTGAAGTAGCAGCAAGCACAGATTTTGCTGACTTTCAAGCAAGAATAGCAGCATTAACATAATGCTAAATATATAAAAGAACAGGACGTATAACATGGCAAGTAGATTTCCACTCATATTAGATGAAACAAATAACCAGTTAAGAGAACTGCCAGTAGGTGACGATCTTGATCTAACTGGTAACAATCTAACTGGACTGTCAACATTATCAACCACAGGTGGAATTACAGCAGGCGGAACTATAAACGGGGCTTTGTTAACAGCAACAAATGCCACTATATCAGGAAACATAGAAGCACTAACTTATACAATAGGCGGCGCAAACCTATTAGAGTCAATTGATTTTGCTGACATTCAAAATGCTCCTACTATTCCAACAGATGTTAATCAGTTAGGGGACGTTGACGAATTATTAGGCGGCGGATTTAGTGGCGACTATAACGATTTAACAAATTTGCCAAGCATTCCAACTGATATACAAGACTTGACTGATAATAATAGTTTGATTCCTGATGATATAAATGATCTTACAGACGTAGATGGATTGCTAAGTTCAGGTGGAGCGTTTCAAACATTATCTGATACATTCCAATTTGCTAATAACGCAAACAAATTAGTAATAGTGTCAGCAGATGAGCAATCACTTGCGCCTATTACTATACAAACAGTGCTAGACAATATTAGTTCAGCACAGATAACAGGTGCGTTAGGATTCACTCCATATGATGATTCAAATCCAGACGGGTATATAAATGATAGTCAAGGAGTAGTTCAAGCATTAGGATTTGCTCCATACGATGACGCTAACCCTGCAGGATATATAAGCACAGTTACAGAAGCAGCAGTAACTGGCGCACTAGGATTCACACCTTACAATAATACTAACCCAGATGGATATATTAATAATGCCGCAGGTGTTATCAATGCCCTTGGATATACACCTTATGATGGTGCTAATAATTCCGAAGGATTCCTAACTGCTGAAGCAGATAACTTGGATAGTGTTGTAGAAAGAAATGATACTACTACAAGATCAATAAACACAGGAGCAGTAACTTCTACTGGCGCACTTACTGGTACTAACTTAGTAATGAGCAGTGGAGGCATAAATTTTAACCATAGTAATGCTGTAACTATAGATTCAGCAAGTGGCAACACAATTACACTTGGTAGCAACGGCGGTGCTGGAGTTGTTTTAGATTCGCCAACTTTCGTACAAATTAACAGAGAACTCCGCCCTAGTGGCACAGTAGGTTTAGGAAATGCTAGTAACTTCTTTAATAGTGCGTTTATTACTGATCTTACACTAAACACAATTAGTAGCACAAATACAGCATTAAGTTTGTCAACTACAGGCGCAAATAGTGTACTAACTTTAGACGCACAATCAGGTGTTAGAATAGGTCCTAATGCTGATTATGTAGAATTACCATCAGGAACAACTGCCACTCGTCCATCTAGTCCTAACGTTGGCTCATTTATGTATAATACTGACGTCGGACGCTACTTTGAGATTTATGATCCAAACAGATTCTTCGTTAACAGTGGAGGCAGTGGATATAATCAAGGCGGCTGGATGCAAGTTTTTGTACCTTACGGAGGTACACCGGGATTAACAGATACATACAGAGGCATGTTAGCTGTAGCAGATGGTAGCTCATGGGATCCAACTGGGAATGGTGACGAAGCACTGATGTGTTTTCTAAACGATGCTTGGGTAACAGTAGCATTTTAAGGGGCAATAATGGCAATACAAACAATAAACATAGGATCAGCAGCAAATGACGGAACAGGGGATGATTTACGTGAAGCCTTTGTTAAGGTAAATGCTAATTTTAGTGAATTAGATTTAGTTGCGGTACAGACAGCACAAAACGTAGGATCAAGCGGCGGACAAGTGTTCAAAGAACAAGTAAGTAACACTATGAGCTTTAGACGTATCGTGGGTGGCTCTAATATTAATATAACAGAGTTAGATAACACGCTAGTTGTAGATGGTACTGTACCAGATCAAAGTTACAGTGTTGTTGCTGACAACGGTTCTATATTACTAGGAAATGGCCAAAGTTTTGCTATATATGGCGGCGAAGGTGTAACAACTAGTTCTGATAATAACGCTAGTCCTAATCCACAAATTATAATTGATGCTAGTTTAGAAAACGATTTGAGTCCAGTTCTAGCAGCATCCTTAGATGCTAATAGTCAAAACATAACTGGTGTGAATAATTTATCAAGCACCAGTAGCTTGACTGGAACACTTTCTGTATCTACTACAGGAACTATAGGTACACTTATTCCTACTAATATTAAAACCAGTGGTACTGAAAGTGTTAACTATGAAAACAACTTGGGTAGATTTCTTACATGGGATTTAGGAGATATTGGAGGAGCATACGAGGGGGCTTTACAGTTTATTATAGGAAATCAAGATGTTGATCTTGGTACCTTTACTTCCCCATCGCAAGGAGAGATCGATCTTGGGAGCATATAAATGGCACTACCACAATGGACAGTAAATAACGGCCATAACTTTGGCACGTTTGCCGAAAGAGCTACGCAAAATATACCTCTTCCTTTACAAAGTACAGAAGGTGTTACTACAGCATTAATAAGTGGTAAGTTACCAACTGGTATGCGTATAGAAGATAATGCTGTTAAAGGCACACCAAACTTTCTTGCTGAAATAACAACTTTTGCCTTTGTAGTTAGAGCTACCTCAGCTGATGGTATAGCTGATAGAACTTTAAAAATTACAATAGATGGTTATGATGAGCCGCAATGGATTACAGAACCAGGATTGTTACCAGTAGGTAATAATAAAACTTATTTTATATTAGATAGTTCCCCAGTTGATTTTCAATTAGAAGTGTTAGATGATGACACACAGGTTGGAGAAGTGTTAGAATACTTTTTAGGAACAGATAGCACAGCATCTGGTACATTACCTCCTGGCTTAACAATGTCTAAAAGTGGCAGAATTACTGGTATTATAGATCCTATACGTGCCTTAGACATTAATGAAATCAAACTGGGATACGATGCGGGCAGATATGGCATAACATTTGATTGGGGTGCTAGGTCTGATGATACTATTGAAAGTTATTACTATGGTGATATAGAATTAACTAATTTAGATTTGGTGCGTCCTCCACGTAAACTTAATAGGAAATATGATTTTGTTGTTACTGTTACAGATGGCACAGCATTTAGTAGCAGACAGTTTACAATATATGTTATTACAGATGAATTTACTCGTGCTGACAATACTATCATGCAAGTAGGGACTAATGTGTTTGTAAGTGACATGACATTTGAAAGAGTGCCTATTTGGGTTACTCCAAGTGATCTTGGGCAGCGTAGAGCAAATAACTACCAAACAATATATTTGAATATTATTGACCAGCCTACCGTATCAGGTGCTATTCGTTATGATTTACAGCAAAGAAATCCTGGTGTTTATAAACTTACTGCTACAAATGAAATAACCACAGGTTATTATGACTTAACAGGAGTGCTTCCATTTTTTCCTGTAGCCAATAGAGGACCAAATAGCACTTTACAGGATGGTACACCTAATCCTATCACAGTAGATGAATTTACAATAATTACACCAGAGAGTGTAAGTGAACTACCTCCTGGGTTAGGACTAGATCCAAACACTGGTGAAGTTGCTGGTATTATTCCGTATCAACCTGCTGTAAGTAGAGATTATAAATTTAGTGTCAATGCTTTACGCTTTAACGAAGACACAGGATTAGTTACTGTATTTGGAACATTTATTGAAGATACATTATCAGGCACTTCTAGTATAAAAATAGCAAAACTTTCTACGGATTTGACTGATGGAATAGACGATTTAGCAGCGTTAGTAAATCAGCAAATAGAATTAAATGGCAGAAACTATACAATTACGAGTGTAAATGATACCAATGTAGATTTTGATTTACTACAAATAAGTCCAAATTTACAACCTTTATACAAATACAATCCACTTACAGTAGCAGAATCAGCACAGTCAACAGATTATTTTTATGTTGATACTTTAAATACTACCGATGTATTATTTTATAACGAACGTGAATTAAATTATAGTAATACAGAGAAATACATAATTAAAAACGCAGCAGCATATGTAAAATACACTGTAGAAACAACAATTGATAATAATTTAGAACTTAAAACAAATATTGCTCGTCCAGATAGTAGTGCTGAATCAATGTTAGACACACTTAATGACTTTTTAGCAGTAGGAGATTTACCTGCCTATATTACTGCTACTACAGGAATAAACGGAATATACAAACTGTTAATGTATGTGCCAGAAAATAGCAATACAACCAATACCTCTTATATCAAAAATTTATTCCACACAGACGATAGTGTTGAAATTACAGCTACAAAGTTAGCAAACTATACTCGTATTGGACTAGATGTTCCATTACAAAGAGTTTTGAATGTTGGAAATACAATCAGCCTTGGTGCTTCAAAAGCAGATAGTTTTAGTAAAAGTTTTACTCAAGATGAAAGTAATATTGTTGAAAAAATCAAAACATTTGATTTAAAGTTAATTGGTGAAATAGATAGCGTATTAAGTTGGACATCTAATAGTAACTTAGGAACTATACAACCTAACTTACAAAGCACGTTTGCTGTTGAAGCTAAAAGTACATACGCCGGGGCAAATTTATCTTATTCTTTAGCAAGTGGTAGATTGCCATTTGGAATGTTATTAAGTCGTAATGGGGAAATAGTTGGCAAATTTCCTAGTATAGGTACAGTTGAGAATCCAGGACTTACAAAATATGATTCTGATAACACAACGTTCGATGGCTTAACAACAACTAATGATAGAACTTTTAAATTTACTGTGTTGGCAAAAGACAGATTTGCGTACACTAGTATTTTACAAGAATTTACTATTACTATATCAACTGATGATACTAGACTATATAGTAATCTATATGTACAACCTTTATTACCAAAAACACAAAGAGAAATATTTACAACTTTTATTAATGATCCTAATGTTTTTGATCCAGAAGTTTTATATAGACCAAGTGATCCAGAATTTGGTGTACAAAAAGAACTTAGAAGTTTAATTTTTGCTGGAATAGAAACAAATTCTGTATCAGCATTTGGTGCTGCTAGTGTAAAAGGCGTAAAAAGAAAACAATATTACTTTGGTGACATAAAAACAGCAGTCGCAAAACAACCTGGAACAAATAATTCTGTATACGAAGTTGTATATATTGATTTAATAGATCCGGCTTTGCCTAAGAGTGGTAAAACTGCTGATTTCTTTTTCCAAAAAAATAGAAGCAAACGTATTACAGTAGACAGTATTGAAGTGGAACCAATTGATGACACATTTGGTGGAGGCGCTGGTGGTGTTGATTTAAGTATTCTTAAAAAAGATGGGACTACATTTAAATTAGACCTTAGCAATCAATCTCTAAGAGTAGTTAAAAGAGGCGGCGGTATTGTAAATATTTCAGCTGTAAACACAATAAGTATATCAACTAGAGCAGGACCAGTAAGCATTGCCATTTCAAGTGTTGTAACTACAGACGGCCTAGAAGAAACTTGGAGACTCCGTCCTGATTGGACAACAATAAAAGTTGATAGTGATGCCGTACAGGTCAGCGAAGAAGAAGATAGAAAAAACTATATCTCGAATATAGAAAAAATGAGAAAAAACATTAACTCTATGGGTACTACTAGCAAAGCATTTTTACCTTTATGGATGCAGACAGCACAAGGCAATGATTTACAAGAACTAGGTTATACTTTTGCTATTCCGTTGGCATATGTTAAACCTGGCAATGGAGAACAAATTAGAAGAAATGTTTTAAATTATATTACAACCACAGGTTTTGATATTAAACAAATTGATTATGATATAGATCGGTATATTGTAAATTCAGTGACTGATGATTCTCTAGAACATTATATAATGTTCGGAAACTATCAATTTAACAATTGAAACCGATAAATAGTTAGAAGGAATTAACAATGGCAAGCGCAATAGATGTAACAAATATAGACGAAAATTATCCAATCGCTGGAATAGACAATGATAGTCAAGGCTTCCGTGATAATTTTACAGTTATTAAAACAAACTTAACTACAGCAGGACAAGAAATTAGCACGTTACAAACTAATCGTGCTAGAACAGATGCTGATAATAATCATGTTGGCAATAAAATTATTGATGCTGAGTTTGATGCGACAACTAAGTTAACATCACAATTTGCTGATACAACAAATACGTACACAGCAGATTTTGGCGTGGGTATGGTACATAGTGTAACACTTACAAATCCAGCAGGAACTCCTACTGTTAGTTTTCAAGGTTGGCCTAGTAACGGTAGATATGCTGAAATGCGTTTGTTTTTAACCATTACAAAATCAGTTCCTGTTGATACTACTTGTACGTTAAATGCTACTAGTTATAAAGTTTATGGCGATTTGATTCCTACAGGTCCAACTGCAAGTGATGGTGCTGCTAATTTCTTTAGTAGTAACAACTTTACTCATCCATGTGACGGGTCAACTGTTGTAATAGATATTTTTACATTTGATTTTGGTAGCACACTTTATTTCAAATATATAGGCACGTTTGCTTAATGCATCCAATAAGAGATTTTACCGATCTTTCTGATCAAGAGTTAGAAAAAAAATTAGTAAAATTAAATAATACTTATTTTATGACTGATTCTGATTATGTAAGACAACAAATGATTCTATTAATTGATAGTATGAAACTAGAATTAGACGACAGAAGACGCTCAAATATAAAAACAGTAAAGCAAGACCCTGAAAGTCCTCTTGACGATTTAATAAATATATCGTAAAATACACGTATGCTTATGAAAACAGATAAACTCGGTATCCCGCGATTTTCTAACCGTAATTTAATCGATATGATCTATAGTGGTCATGCGGATAAAGTTCATGTGGTATTGTGCGATACAAACGACGATGTAGACAAATTCAATGCCGCTATGGAAGAACAAGGCTTTGACAAACTACAAAAATATATCCCATTAGATGTAGATCAAAAGACTTTTGACGGTGTATGTCAAAGTGAATGGTTTATGCCTGATGAATACAAAGAACTAGATGTTGTTGCACATTTGTACAGTTTATGCGAAGGCGATGACAAACGTTTCCACAGAGTAAATGAAGAACTAGCAGAGTTCCAACGTAGAGAAATGTTTGATTTGTTGCGTTATATGATTTATCTTGTAGATTTTATGCGTGAGAACGACATTGTGTGGGGTGTAGGACGTGGATCAAGTGTAGCAAGTTACGTGTTGTACTTAATTGGTGTACACAGAATTGACAGTGTCAAGTATGATTTAGACTGGCGTGAATTCCTAAGATGAAAAACGTGTATCTTATACAGGTAAGCGATGCTTATGGGCCTAATAAATTTCTGCCTCTTAGCATTGCCTATCAATGGTGTTATGCTGACACCTTTGATTACACTTTAAAAGATACACTAATAGAAAAAATAGATCCTAATACATATGTTCAAGGTATGGATAATCCTTTTTTAGTTGCTATGAGCAGTTACATATGGAATTGGGAATATAATAAACAACTCGCAACATTAATAAAACAAGCCTATCCAGATTGTACTATTATTACTGGCGGCCCACAAATTAGCAAACATGATCCAAAATTTTTTACAAAGTATAGTATGTTTGACGCTGTGGTACATGGCGAAGGCGAGGAAGCATTCAAAAGTATATTAGCAGGTGAAGATTGGAATAGCATACCTAATGTACAAACACCTACAAAGATGCCCAAACCCGCACAACGTAGAATGGACATAAGTGATATTCCAAGTCCTATACTAGAAGGTTTTTATGAACCTATTATGGCAAAGTATCCAAAGGATACACTATGGCAAGTTACGTGGGAAAGTTTGCGTGGTTGCCCATATCATTGTGCTTTTTGTGATATAGGTGACAGTTATTGGAATAAACTTACACTCTTTGATATTGAACGTGTAAAGTCTGAAATAGAATGGATGGGCAAAAACAAAATAGAGTATGTTAGCGTGTGTGATAGTAACTGGGGGTTACTACAAAGAGATGTTGAACTTACTGATTATGTGTTACAAACCAAACAAAAATATGGTTATCCAAAATGGTTTGATGCTACATGGGCAAAGAACAATGTAGAACGTAATTTTGAAATAGCTATGATGAATAAAAGATCGCCGGTAAACATTTTTAAAGGCGTTACTTTTGCTATGCAAAGTTTTAATGATCCAACGTTATCAGCAAGTGAGCGTTTTAACATTGATGAAACAAAAGTACAAGAATATCTTGTAAAATACAATGATGCTGATATTCCTACATATAGTGAACTGATATGGCCAATGCCAGAAGAAACCTATAATAGTTTACGTAATGGTATACAAACATTAATTGATTTAGGCCAAGATAGTTTTTTAATGATACATCCACTAGTTATCACTGACAATGCTACAATGGGTAACCCTAATTATCAAAAGAAATACGGAATAGATACAAAAACTGTTCCACTAGATACTTATTATTTGAGTACTGACGATCTTGAAAACTATATTGTTGAATACACAGGTGCTGTATATAGCACAAAGACTGCTAAATGGAATGAAGTATTACAAGGATTTATGTTTAGTTGGATAAGCATTTTAATGTATTACTACGGTTGGGGGCACTATCTTGCCAAATACATGACAACTAGAGGTATCAAAGAAACAGACTTTTTTGAAGATATGTTACAATGGATCGTTGACAATCCTGACACTTTATTGTATAATGAGTATAATATCACACAGCAGCACCATATCGATACATATCATAATCAAAAGTTTTGGGGTAGAAAAGTAAGAGGTGAAAATGATATTTACTGGGAATATAAAGGAGCAAGTAGTTTAGTACTACATGACAACAAAGATATTTTACAAAGTGAATTAATAAAATTTTTACAAGATTGCTATAGTTTAGATAATGCCGAAGACATTGTAGATTTAAATTTAAGCATGACAAGAGATAAAAACAAAGATTATCCATATGTAAAGAAAGTAAATAGAAGTGTATCACAGGATATGTTAGGTATAAATAGTGATGAATTACTAATTGATCATCACGATAAAGAAACTCCTGACGATTATTGGTGGTACCATAAAGCATATCATTGGGATAGAAAAAGTCGTTACTGGAGATGTAACGTAAAACCAGTGATAAGTAATTAAAATAGGAGATAAACATGGCACAAAATCAAGGTCGAAAAATATATCGCACCGCTAGAGGAAAGCAAGTTGACCTTGATCTATTGATTAGTCGCAACGAACTAACACCTGCTGTTGGTAACGCTAGAGTAAATGCTCGAGGAGACGAATTAAGTCCTCAAGGCGAAATCATTAGAAAAAGGGAAGACGTGCTTAAAGACTACTATCAAGCATCACGAGGTATGAAACACGAAGATGCTGTACCTGTAGCGCAACCGCAGGATGAACCGGCGCCTGAGGTTAAAGAAGCGCCAAAGAAACCCGCACCAAAGCCTAAAACAGAACAAAAAACTGTAAAAGAAGATGATGCGTGGATCGAAGACGAAGACGGTAACTTTATTAGAAAAGGTGAATAATGGCTATTAACTTGAATACTATTAACGGAACTCTAACTCCTGTTGGCAGTAGAGTGATTGTAAAAAACATGTATTTTGGAGAACAAAAAACCAAGTCTGGTTTAATTATTTCTGACGATAACGGCACATCACGTGGCATTTATCCACGTTGGGGTCAAGTACATGCTAAAGGCCCAGATAATGAAGAACCGTATGCTATCAATGACTGGGTACTTATCGAACATGGACGCTGGACACGTAGCGTAAAAATCGACGAAGGCGAAGGTGAAGTAGAATTAAGAATGATCGACGAAGAAAATGTGTTGATGTGGAGTGATACAAAACCTGAAGACGTTCATATGGCAGCAGAGGTTTAAATGACTAATCCATTTACAGATATTGAACGCTTTGGCTCAGCGTGTGATCAAGAGCCATCAGAAGCAAACTATAAAATGTATCTTGATTTGATCCGTGAAGAAACGGATGAACTAGAAGAAGCTATCCTAGATAACGACAAAGTAGAACAGTTAGACGCACTAGTAGACATTCTAGTTGTTACTATGGGTGCTATTCGTGCCGCAGGCTGGGACGGAGAAGGTGCTTGGCGTGAAGTAATGAACACAAACTTTGCTAAGATTGATCCAGACACAGGCAAAGTGCGCAAACGTGAAGACGGCAAGGTACTGAAGCCAGAAGGCTGGAAGGCTCCAGAACTTGGACAATTCATTTAAAAACTTTGAATGGTACGACATTCCTGTTGTACTGTTTTTTTCTAACCTCCTAGGCAATTTAGCTTTTGCTACTTTGTTCGGCGGCGGATTTATTACAGGTATAATGCTTGTTTTTACCTGGGAAGGTTGGAAACTTTACGAAAAATTTCGTGCGAAATCAGTTGACAACTAATACAATTAATGTTATATTAAGATATAACAAAGAGGCGCACCGATGGCTAAGTATGGACCTAAAGTATATCCAAGCGATACTATCAATACCAAAAAGCACTGGGCAGTAGGCACTGTATGGTCTGCTCTTGGTAGTAAGGGCAATGAATATCAAATAGAAATGAAAGACACGGGCTTTAGTTGTGACTGTCCTGCTTTTAAAAAGTGTAAACACATTAAACATATAGAGGAATTATTTTAATGGCTGTACATGCTATGATTGACTTGGAAACACTTGATGTAACTCCACAAGCAACTGTTTTAACTGTAGGAGGTGTAAAGTTTGATCCTAATTCAGATGCGGAACCGCATAGTGAGTTTTACTTTAAACTTGATTTGGAGGCACAAAATAGTCGCAAAATAAATGATAGCACTATTGCTTGGTGGGGACAACAAGATCCTAAAGTTCAACAAGAAGCATTCAGTGAAGATGATAGAACACATCCAACAGTATTTTTAGACCATTTACCTAAATGGATGGTAGGTGTAGATGTTCTTTGGGGACACGGCTATGGCTTTGATATCACTATTATTGAAGATATGCTACGGCACCTAGGAAAACCTATTCCGTGGCAGTTTTGGCAAGTCCGAGATTCACGTACATTGTTTGCGTGTTGTAAAATAGACCCTCGTAAAGCAATGCAAAGTGATTTACATAATGCTTTAGCCGATAGCTACTTTCAAGCCAAAGGTGTACAAATAGCATATAAGGAATTAGGAATTATATGATTATAGACAAACCTTGGAAACATGAAGTCATTGATGATTTTTTAGAACAAGAAGACTTTGATTTCTTATCAACTGTTGATATGATTACGCCCGTAGACGGTGGGATGGAGTTGAGCAAAAATCAGATTTGGAGAGACGGACAACTAAATTCTAGTTTTCCATACGATTTCTTAAAACGATTTGAAAAAAGATATTTTAAAAAATGTATTGATATCTTAGAACAACACGCTCCGGATAAGGTTGATAGTGTAAAATATATGGAATTGAATGTTGTTGTCACAGGCAAAACTTTTGTATTTCCTGTTCATCCTGATTCTGAAGATAAACTATTAAGTTGTGTAATCTATTTACAGCCAGAAGAAAACATTGGTACTATTTTGTATGACGCAGAAGATGGCGATCCTGTGGCAACTTGCGAATGGAAACAAAATCGTTGTATGATTTTTTCACGTAGTAATCAAACATGGCACAGTTATAAAAGTGATGGCAAAAGCGAAAGACGAACGTTAGTTTTAAACTTGAGAGGAGAATATGAATAGCCCTATTAATACACTACAACAGTTGATGTGTATCACAATGGAAGAGTGCGGTGAACTTACACAACGCTGTAGTAAAATAATGCGCAAGTATGAAACTTTAGACTTGATCGAAGAAGAACAACGTGTTAAACTAGTAGAAGAACTAGGTGATGTATTTTGTATGATGGAACTAATGGTTGAACACAATATCACAGACTGGATCGAATTACAAGATCGAGCAGACGTAAAATTAGAAAAACTTAAAAAGTGGAGCACACTTGTAGAATGAAAGAACTATGGGTAGAAAAATATCGTCCAAAAACAGTGGACGGTTATGTATTTAGAGATGACGCACAAAGAAAACAGATTACTACGTGGATTAAAGATAAAACTATTCCACATTTGCTCTTCAGTGGTAACGCTGGAATTGGCAAAACTACTCTTGCTAGGTTGCTTTTTAATGAGCTTGATGTTAATGACTTAGACATATTAGAAATAAACGCAAGTCGCACAAATAGTGTAGATGATGTGCGTGACAAAATTGTTAATTTTGTCCAGATGATCCCGTTTGGTGCTTTTAAGGTAGTATTATTAGATGAGGCAGATTACTTATCTCCAAACGCTCAAGCAGCGTTACGTGGTGTTATGGAAGAGTATCATAGCACAGCACGTTTTATTCTTACTTGTAATTATCCTAACAGGATTATTCCGGCTATTCATAGCAGGTGCCAAGGTTTCCATATTGCCAAAATCGATCAAACTGAATTTACTGCTAGGGTCGCTCAGATTCTCATCAATGAAGGTATCACTCCTGATTTGGAGACACTCGATACATATGTTAAAGCAACGTATCCAGACTTGAGAAAATGTATCAATATGGTACAGATGAATTCAGTTGACGGTAAACTTGTTAGCCCACAAGAAGGTGACACAGGTGAAAGTGACTGGAAACTGGATATGGTAGAACTGTTTAAAGCAGGCAAGATTCACGATGCTAGAAAGTTATTGTGTGGCACTGTACGAGCAGAAGAAATGGAAGAGATTTACCGTTGGCTTTATGACAACATTGAATTGTTCGGAACAGACGAACAACAAGACAAAGCAGTGCTAATTATTAAACAAGGCTTAGTTGATCATACATTGGTTGTAGATCCAGAAATTAACTTAGCCGCAACGTTGATAAGACTAGGACAACTTTAGTGCTTTACATAATATTTGGGTATCAAACTACGGTGCTTGACCCTAATGGAGAAATAGTAGAAGAGTTTGATGACTATAGATCAGACGGTGTAAACTTTTTAAAAGACAAGTGTGGAACAAATCTAGTTGTTCAATTTGGTTTAATTGAAAACACTGCCAAAGTAAGAAAAATATTACAAAACCTTTTTTCTGGACAAAAAGTTGATTGGTTTGCTTTTGAACCTATCTATATGTTACAAAAAGATCCTGAAGATGAATTTAGAGATTACGCAGGCGAATTTGAATTTGATTTTTGTGACGAGTACGAATTTATTTCAACTTTAAATTTTAATGTAAAATTTTACGTACCAAACAAAGGTATGGAAAATTTTTGTAAAGATACTTATTATCTTGATCCTTACTTATGGTATGAAACCAGTAGATTATCTAAAGAACAAACTTCTTACACTACAAATATAGAAAACAGTTTCTTTTGTCCTAATTATAAAGACAAAATACATAGACGAGTTTTAGCAAGTTATTTGTATTCTAAATATCCTAGTACAAGCAAAGTTAGTTATTATTTTAATGATAATAATTTTACAAATAAAGAACTTGATATTAAGGATAATAAAAATCTTATTAATAACCTTCCATTAGCACTAGCATACGACAATGGTGATCTTTTACATCATCATATGGAAAACCTATACAGAGAAAGTTTTTGTACAATCATTACTGAAACTTTCTTTGAAAGTAACTTTGCTAATTTTAGTGAAAAAACTTTGGATCCTATTTTATATGGAAGACCATTTGTATTAGCTGCTCCTCCTTATACTTTAAAACTTATACAGGATCTTGGTTTCAAAACTTTTTCTAAGTGGTGGGACGAAAGTTATGATACCGAACTTGACAACAATAAAAGATTAGCAAAATTAAAAATTGTTATAGACAATATTGCTAACCTAAACTATAATAAAACTCTTGATGAGATGTATGATGTCTTAATACACAATCAAAAAAATATAGCAACGCTTGAAGGGAAATTTGATGACTTATATCGTAAATGACGCATGTATAAAATGTAAACATATGGATTGCGTCGAAGTTTGTCCAGTGGATTGTTTTTATGAAGGCGAAAACATGTTAGTAATCAAACCAGACGAATGTATTGATTGCGGAGTATGTGAACCCGAATGTCCTGCTGATGCTATTTTACCTGATACTGTAGACGGAGCAGAACAATGGGTAGAGTTCAATGATAAGTATGCTAGTATTTGGCCAAACATTACAGTTATGCGACAAGAAGATGTGCCACCTGATGCCGAAGATTGGCAAGGAGTCGAAGGCAAAATGAAATACTTTTCAGAGGAACCCGGACGTGGAGACTAAATTGATAAATGATCTTGTACGAATTGATGTTCTAGAAGAAGAAATTAAATATTATAAATCATTAGTACAAGAACAAGACACAGGATTTATTTACACCACAATTTCTTTTTTAGAAAGCAGAATAGAAAATATAAAAGGCAATCACAATGAATGGCCTTTTAGATAAATTTGATTTAGCTCTTACAACAGATATTGATAGACTACCAGAAGATCGCAGACTTTATGAAATAGATAGCTATGATTGGTTGTCTGCTTATCCTGCACATTGGAACCCTATTAGTTTAAGATTACGTTTACTTTTTGAAGAATTATGGCCAGGCAATGGACCAGAAGAACTTCTTGATACTACAGAATGGAAAATCAAAAATGTACCAAATGCCAATGGATACAAAACTATACTTTCTGTCTATTTCTTATTACAAGAACAATATTTAGAAGATCCAATTACTATAAATTATTTGAAAAGACCAGCAACTGATCCGCAAATAATGATAGAGCCTGGAAAATTACGTGTTGATATGTTGCCTTACATGCCAAATCACAAAATACGTATTGCTACATTTGGGCTAGGGGATTATCTACCTAAAGAAAATCTAATTTCATTTGACAATCTTGTTGATTTAGGATATTATGTAAGAACAGGTTTCGCACAACCCGAAAACGATGTATACCTTAAAGGTATATATAAATCGCACGATGTTGTATCTTATTGGACTAAATGCCAACAACAAGGCATTGTAATCAAGTACAATAAAAAAGGTATGTATATCAACGATAAACGAATAGTTAAACGTAAGAACGATGGCTCTTACTTGTTAGACGCACCATTACTATATAAAGGAAAATAAATGATTAGATTAGTAAGTTACACAAAACCAACCGCAGAATTTGTAAATGAAGGTATTCAAGATAATAATCTTCTAGACCTTGTAGCGTTTTGTGCTAGAGTAAGCAATCCAGCTAATCAAATGAACAGCGAAACAAGTGAGAAACTTGTAAAGTATTTGATAAAACACGCACACTGGAGCCCGCTAGAAATGGTCAACGTGTGTATGGAGATTGATACTACACGTGATATTGCGCATCAGATTGTTCGACATCGTAGTTTTGCTTTTCAAGAGTTTAGTCAGCGTTATGCTAATCCAGAAGAAATGGGAGATCAGTTTGTAACTCGTGAAGCAAGATTACAAGATCCTAAAAATCGTCAGAATAGTATTGATACTACAGACATTGAACTACAACAGCAATGGGAAGGTTATCAGCAAACTGTGATCAATGCGGCAAAAGCAGCATACAACTGGGCTATTGACAATGGTATTGCTAAAGAACAAGCTCGTGCTGTTCTACCAGAAGGCAATACGAAAACACGTTTATATATGAATGGAACTTTGCGTAGTTGGATACATTATATTGAGCTAAGAGGTGCTAATGGAACACAAAAAGAACACATGGAAATCGCTTGGGAGTGTGCTAAGGTCATCGCAGAGATATTTCCTCTCGCAAAGGAACTCAATGCCGCAAACATTTGAACCTGCTTTAGAATGGAATGAAGACTACGCATGGTGGCCTGTGCGTAGTAGTTGGAGTAAAAAGCGTATTTGGTTAAAGAAGTTCTGGAGAGGTAAAATTTACTATGATGTAATGGGTAGGCCACCAGTAAAGGGTAATTGTTGGGAGATTATTTACAGCGAAAATGAATACTTGTTATATCTAATGCGCAAGGAAGAATCCAACGACCATGTCCCTGTATTTAAGAGTGTAAGGGGGAACAATGCCCCCCGTACTATATAAAGTTAAGCGTCTCCGTATACTTCTAAAACTTGTGTCACCGCTTCATGTCTTTCAATGTCCTTGTGATGGAAGTTTATTGCACTAATACGTGTTGCTTTTGATTGTTTCAACTGGTTAGAAAAATCGATTAATCCATTATCTTTTAATCTATCAGCCTGTGCTAAATCTCCTGTTACTGCCATTTTACTATTTTCACCAATACGTGTAAGCAACATCTTCATTTGATTAGGTGTTGCGTTTTGCATTTCATCAGCAATAATAAAACTATTCTTAAACGTTCGACCACGCATGTATGCTAAAGGTGATATTTCTATCACGCCCTCTTTTATCATACTTTCAATTTCGTTTGCGTAAAAATATTCACGAAACACATCAAATATTGGTCGTGTCCATGGTGCCATTTTTTCTTCTAGTGTGCCAGGTAGAAAACCTAAGTCTTCATCAGCACTAACGGCTGGTCTAGTTACAACTATGCGTTCTACTTCACCATCTAAAAATGCTTTAACAGCAACTTGACACGCTATCATAGTTTTACCAGTTCCAGCTGGACCTATCCCGAAGACTATGTCTTTATCCCGGTTCATTAGTTCTAGTATATATTTTTCTTGACTACGATTGCGTGGTAGTATTTTTACTTGTCGTGATTTTTGTGGTAGGAAGTTTGATAATTTTACAACATTGTTGTGATTGCTTGTGATGTGTGCTTGCCTTTTGGCTCTAGCTTTACCCATTAAGGTCCTCCTATTGTACACAGGGGTATTAGCAGGTTCCCCTGCAATGGTATTTAGTCAAAGAGGTATATTTAAATCTGCGTATATTGGTTAGCCAATACGATAAATAAGTATGTAAGTTTAAGGACGTACCATGAGTATACTAGATGAATTAGATGTAATCAAAAACATAGAAAGCATATATGAAAGCAATAGTGCTTTTAATGTTCTAAAAGATTTTGAAAGAGTTCTTGACGAACTCGATATCTATGTTTATAAAAATTGGGAAGATGGTGAATTAGCAGAAGGCCCAAAAATTGATCGGCATTGGGTAACAGCTAAATTCTTTTGGCCAAGAGAAAATATGCCAGATCCAATGGGTGGAAAGCGTTTGCTTGATTACGATTGTAAAATAGGATACCAAAAAGGTAGCATGTTACGTCCAAGAAAAATCATGACTCCAGACGATATTCGTCCTGGTACCAAAAAAGGCAAAATGGACAGACATCCTATTTGGATTGTAGAAGTTACAATGCCAAAGAAATTACTTGCTGACCTTTACGGCGCAAGTTTTGAAGATTTAGATGTACAAGATGAAACTGGGCAAGTAGACGCTGCTCCACAACAAACACCTCAAGACACACCTGAGTTAGAAGATACAGAAGTAGGCGGAGAAGTATAATGGGATTACGACCTAATGATTTAAAAGATCTAGTAAAAAATGTTTTTGAAGTAGATAGTTACCAGAGCAAAATGGGCAGTGATAAAGATATTGTTGTATTAAGTTTTACAGTGCTTGAAAAACCTGCTGCTGATGACCTTGTTCAATTTATCGAAAGTGGCTATAATTTTGTTTTAGATGCTGACGCTACAAGCGGTGAACAAAGTGATGGATACTACAGAGTATATGTAGAAATGGAACGTGATCAAAAAATTCCTGAACAAATTATGGAAATAGTAGATGGCGTACAAAAGCTAACAGGTAAAAAGTTAGGCTATAGATATTATAAAGCATTTGAACCACATCCTGCTTCGTATGAAAGTTTAGCAGAAACAATTCCTTTAGATGACGAATCGTACGAAAAAACAGTAAATGAAAACAACATGAATAATTTTAAAAACTTTTTTACAAAAAGCTATGTAGATGATATTATGATGGAAGACGATGAGCTTATAATAAAAAAAGCATATGCTGATCCTATTGGCTTTGTTGTCAAAGGATTTGGACCAACACATGAAGTCTTAGAAAATATCGAAGATAAAATAAACATGAACGACTACGCAGAAATAATGTTCCTAACAAAATATTGTGGTGATTATAATATTAGTAAATTTGGAAAAAAGACTTTAACATTTGAAAATGAAGGGCATATGCTAGTAGTAGAAAGAATATGATACCATATACTTACTGTCAAAACTGCGGAAGAACATCACATTGTGGAACCTCACAATATATGGCGTTGGAACGCACACCTGGAACACATGAGTCGCCAACTATAACAAAAACATGTAACACTTGCAGATGCGACCACTGCGCACCTAACAACAAGGAAACATAATTATGGGTAAAGAACATTTTGATTTTGATTTTGAACCGTGGATGGCAGAAGAACTCATTCACCGCAGCGATTGGAAAGATTGGTATGACGCTATGCTTGAAATCTTACCACTATGGGAAATTAATACTATTCCAAGAGTAGCAGGATTTATTGCTCAGTGTGGACACGAATCAGGAGGATTCCGTGTAATCACTGAAAATTTAAATTATAGTGCTAAAGCACTTAATACTATTTTTCCTAAGTACTTCAAGAGAGCCGGAAGAGATGCTAATCTATATCACAGACAACCTGAAAAAATTGCTAATGTCATTTATGCGAACCGTATGGACAACGGAGACACAGAAAGCGGTGATGGCTGGAAGTTCCGCGGAGGCGGCCTTATTCAGCTTACTGGACGATACAACTATACAGAGTTCGCCGAAGATGTAGATATGACAGTTGACGAAGCAGTTGATTATGTGCGTACCAAAAAAGGTGCGTTGGACAGTGCTTGCTGGTTCTGGGACGAAAACAACATCAACAAACACTGTGACAACATGGACATTTTAAAAATGACCAAACGCATCAACGGTGGTACTATTGGTTTAGAAGATCGTAAAAAGCATTGGGCACATGCACTTGATGTGCTAGGTGGTGATTATGAAGAACCAGAAGTTGAATACGACTTAAACCAAGTATTAAGAAAAGGTTCAAGAGGACCGCTGGTAGCAGAGGTTCAAGAAAAACTTGGCATAGCACCAGCAGACGGTATCTTTGGACCAGGAACAGAAAGAGCAATCAAAAGTTGGCAGTCTAGTAAAGGTTTAGTAGCAGATGGTGTATTAGGACCTAAAACATTGGGAAAGCTCTTCGGGTAGGTGGTATGGGCGCTAAATTAGCAATAGTTATGTTTATGTTATTGTTAGGTGTCGGTGGTATTGGCTACTGGTATTATAACGATACACAAGAACGCTTGGCTATTCTTACATCTAATAATGCTAAACTAAACACAGCAGTAGAACTTAATGAACAAACTATTAGTTCACTAGAAAATGACTATGAGAAAGCTTCTAGTGAACTTGCTAGTTTAAACGAAGCATACATTGCTATACGCAGGCAGAACCAAAGACTTGCTGATAAGCTACAGGAAATAGATTTAACGGCAGCAGCAATAGCAAATGCTGAAGGTATAGAACGTGCTGTAAACAGAGGCACTGAAAATGCTGGTAGATGTTTTGAACTTCTATCGGGGGCAGAACTGAATGACAAAGAAAGGAACGCTGAAAATGGCATCGCTTTTAACAAAGAGTGTCCTTGGCTTTACGATACTTATAAGTCTCGCGGCCTGCTCAACCAAACCACAGCAGATTGATATATCTACTAGTCCAGTAGAAAAACCTACCCTTACCTTACCTCCTGTTGACGAACTTAACATGCGTAATGTAGAATGGATTGTGCTTAACGAAGGCAATGTAGATTCCGTAATAGACAAACTACAAACCGAAGGCAAGGCATTTGCTTTGTATGCGTTAACAGGTGAAGGCTACGGCAATTTAGGTTTAAACTTTTCAGACATACGAGCTTTAGTACAACAGCAGCAAGCAATCATAGCAGCATATGAAGGCTACTACAAAGAGGCAGAAGAAGCACTTGATAAAGCAGTTATTGTGGACGAGTAGTATACTTGTCGTTGCTGGTTGTAACAATGTACCCAAACCCGATCCAATTGTTTCAGCACAAACTTATATAGGACTAGAAGAACGGCAAGATCGTAGTGAAATACGTGAATTAGTTGGTGTAGATCCTGTACGTACAGAATGGTGTGCGGCATTTGTAAATGCTATATTAGAAATAGATGGCATACCAGGTAGTGAAAGTGTAAGCGATGTTCCACTTATGGCTCGTAGTTTTCTCAATTGGGGCGAGCCAGTTCAACCTGAAGATATTCAACGTGGCGATATTGTAATCTTTCCTAGAGGAGACGAAGGATGGAAAGGTCATGTTGGATTTTTTATAGAAGAAAAAAACAAACGTTGGGTAATATTAGGCGGTAATCAACGAAATGAAGTGCGGTATGATTTATATATACCTAACAGAGCAATAGGTATACGTAGAGCTAAATACACACATATAAAGAGGGGCAACAATGTGGGAAATGATCGAAAGGATGGCGACGGATAGACTGTGGATTTACACAGCAATCGGTGGCAGTGTGCTTGGTGCTATATTTGTAGCATACATTAGTACAACACGTATCGGTCTATGGGGCTATGCCCAAGTAGATCGTGCTATTGACTATCTTGTAGAACGTTGGGGACTTACATGGCTAGAACAGCCTGAAGACGCATGGCGAAAAAAGTATCCAAAAATCACAGCAAAGATAGATGACTTAGAGGGCAGATTACAAAAATTGGAGGGTAAAAATGCCAAGAAAAAAACTTGAAGACTTAGACGCAGCGCCAGCAGCAGAACCAAAGGCAGATGCTGAAGTTGTGGTTCCGGCAAGTAGCAGTGGTGCTACTAAAAAAGTAAAACTAGACTTAGAAGTAGATACAAGTGTAAAAGATCTAGGACCTAATCCTTTTGCTAAAATGATTCATTTGGCACGGGCTGTAGATGCTTGGAGAATTTTTCCACGTATCTTTATTACAACTTATATCTATTTGTTATATCAATGTGTAATGTGGTACATGGAGTTACCAAATCCTACACTAGAACAATCAGGGCTTATTAGTGTTGTTGTAGGTGCTGGAGCAGCATGGTTTGGACTTTACGCCGGAACTAGCAAGAAGTAGACACTTAGCAAATAAGTAATAGTATGGACTATTACAGTATACTTGGTATAAACAAACAAGCTAATCAAGATGAAATTAAAAAGGCTTATCGCAAACAGGCGATGGCCCATCATCCTGACCACGGCGGTGACAGTAGCAGGTTTGCTCAAATCAACGAAGCATACGAAACACTTAAAGATCCAAATAAAAGACAAGAATATGACAATCCTCAAGTTAGGATGAATGTTAATTCTTCTAATTTAGATGACATTATGAATGCGTTTTTTGGACAACGTCAACAACGGCCACAAGTAAACAGAGATATAAAAATTTCTATTACCATTGACTTAGAAGATGTTGCTGTTGGTAGAGATGTTTTAGCAACTTATAAACTATCAAATGGAATGGAAAGTAGTGCTAGTATAAAAATACAACCAGGTATTGAACATGGACAAGCATTAAGGTTTAGAGGGTTAGGAGATGCTACAGATCCAAGACGCCCGCGAGGAGACTTAATAGTACTAGTTAAAATTAGACCACATACCAGATTCAAAAGAGATGGTAAAAATCTTTATACTAATATAAAAATAAGTGTGTTTGATTTAATGTTAGGCACAGATGTTATTGTTGAAAAAATTGGAGGCGGCCCTTTACGAGTTAATATACCAAAAGGCACACAACCGTCACAAGTTTTAAGTGTAGCTGGATACGGTTTACCCGATCCTAGAACTGGACGTACAGGACATATGTATGTAAACATACATGGTGTTCTACCAAAAATTGACGACCCTGAAATGGAAAGAAGGATAAAAATCTTAAATGATGAACTTAGTACTCGCACCTAATACAATGCTGGAGAATCCAGTTAAAGTATATGATTTAGAACAAATACATCCTGCGCCAATTGCGTTGGATATGATTGATGTAATGAAAAAATATGGAGGTGTTGGCATCAGTGCTAACCAAGTAGGGTTTAATGGGCAGATATTTGTGATGAAAACTATATTAAATAAGAAGTATGGTGATCCTATGGTTGTTATTAATCCGCAAATACAAGGTATTAGCAAAGAAACAGAATTAGGACCCGAAGGATGTCTTAGTCACCCTGGTTTGATATTGCGAGTAAAACGACCAATTAGTACTATTGTGTCATTTCTTACCTTGACAAATGACTATAAAGATGTTATAACTGTAGAGATGAAGTTGGATGATATTGATGCTAGAATCTTTTTACATGAATATGATCATCTACATGGCATTCAATATATAGATAGAGTGAGTCGTCTTAAGGTCAAACGAGCTGAAGAAAAAAGACTTAAAGATATTAAGAAAGCATTAAAAAATGGTAGAACCAAGTAGCGAATTACAATTAGTATTTGACAAAGCAGTAGGAGATGCTAAAAAACTTTCTCATGAGTATGTTACCTTAGAACATCTTCTCTTTGGTATGTTGTGCGAAGAAAAGTTTTTTGATCATTTAACTGAATTTGGCATTGACACAGAACTACTAAAACATAATTTAGAAAATTATCTAAAAAGTAAATTAGAAAATATCAAAATTGATATGGAGACAGTATCAAAAAAATGGAAGCCTAAGAAAACACAGACAGTTGAACGTGTGCTTAATAGAGCTTTTGCGCAAGTGCTATTCCAAGGAAGAAATACTATTGACATACCTGATGTATTTTTAAGTATACTAGGTGAAAAGAAAAGTTATGCCTATTTCTTAACAACACAAGTTGGTATCAACAAACAAGAATACCAAAACTATCTGAGTATCGAAATTGGTGAAAAGGAAGAAGAAGAACAAATACAAGAAAATGCTGGAGCAGCAAATCAAGCCTTGCGTCAATTCACTGAAGATCTAAATTTTCAAGTACGCAACGGAAAAATTGATCCAGTTATTGGAAGATTTGAAGAATTAGATGCTGTCGCACTAGCACTAGGTCGTCGTAGTAAAAGTAATGTGCTTATGGTAGGTGATCCAGGTGTTGGTAAAACTGCTATAGCCGAAGGTCTTGCTTGGAAAATTGAAAATGGACAAACACCTGAGTTCCTTAAAGAATACAATGTATATGCTTTAGATATTGGATCAATGTTAGCAGGATCAAAATACAGAGGTGACTTTGAAGAAAGATTTAAATTAGTTTTAGCTGGTTTACAGAAAAAAGGTAAAACTATTATGTTCATTGACGAAGCACACATGATTTCAGGTGCTGGCGCAGGAGGCCAAGGTAGCAGTAACGACTTGGCTAATTTACTTAAACCAGCATTAGGTAAAGGCAACCTAAAAGTAGTTGCAAGCACAACTTGGGAGGAGTATAGAAAGTATTTTGAAAAAGATCGTGCCTTAATGAGAAGATTCCAGCGTGTAAGCATTGACGAACCAAGTGAAGAAACTACCATTGAAATTTTACACGGTATTAAAAAATATTACGAAGAGTTTCATAATGTTGAAATTACAGATGAAGCAATACAAGCAAGTGTTAAGTTGAGTGTAAAATATCAACCAGATAAGAAATTACCTGATAAAGCTATTGATTTAATAGATGTTGCTTGTAGTAGATTTAAAGTTAAAGATCAAACTGATGATTTAATTATAAAAGAAGAAAATATTCAATTTGAACTTGCTAAAATGGTAAAAATACCTGAAGAACAAGTTGCGGAAAGAGAAACAGAAAATCTGGCAAATCTTGAAAAGAATCTTCAAGGCAGTATATTTGGTCAAGACAAAGCAATTACAGCACTCGTTGACAAAATCCTAGTTGCCCAAGCTGGACTTAAACCTGACAATAAACCAATTGGCTCGTTTGTGTTTATGGGTCCAACAGGTACAGGTAAAACAGAAACAGCAAAGCAATTGGCACATCATTTAGGTGTAGAACTTGTGCGGTTTGATATGAGTGAATACCAAGAGAAACACAGTGTTGCTAAATTTATTGGAGCACCTCCAGGTTATGTAGGATTTGAAGATGACGCTGGTCAGTTAATTGTTAAATTACAAGAAAATCCTAACTGTGTGTTGTTGCTTGACGAAATTGAAAAAGCACACCCTGATGTTTCTGCTGTCTTACTACAACTTATGGACAACGGTATGGTTACAGGCAGCAATGGTAAAGAAGCAGATGCTAGAAACTCAGTGCTTATATTGACAACTAACTTGGGCGCACAAGAAGCTGAAAAACACAATATTGGCTTTGGTCAAAAACTTGAAAAAGAATATGAAGATGAAAGTGTCAAAGAATTCTTTAAACCAGAATTTAGAAACAGACTTGATGCTGTAATTACATTTGCTAAACTAGGTAAAGAAGTTATGCTTAAGATTGTTGGCAAATTCTTAAAAGAATTAAAAGATCAAGTCAAACAAAAAGATGTTGTAATAACTATTACAGACGAAGCATTGGATTATCTAGTTGACAAAGGATTTAATCCTAAAATGGGCGCTAGACCTTTACAACGAGTTATTGACGAACAAATTAAGCGTCCTTTGAGTAGAGCTTTATTATTTGGAGATCTAAAAAATGGTGGCACAATTAATATTTTGTTTAAAGAAAAAATTGAGTTGGAAATAAATGCTAAAGTCTGTGAAGAAGTTTGAAACTACTAAACTACATTATGGAAAATATCTATATAAAGTTACCATACGTTCTCCATTGGCTCATATATTTAGAACAGAATTACAACGAAAAGGCAATTTAGCATATGCTAGTTCAGAATTATTTCGATATGATCAACTTTACAAAGCTGGAAAGACACTTGTAAAAAAATCGTGGAGAAGTATAGACGTAGTTTCTGTAGAAGATTTTTTGTGTTGTCAAAAAATATATAGATTTTTAAAAAATTCTAGCGACTATCTTGTGCGCTGTGAATATAACACACTTAACATTTATAGTAATAATAAATCATTTATTCAAAAATTTACCACACTTAATACATGTACAGAATATTACGAACCTGATCCTACAGCAATTAATTTTTTACAAAACAACACTAATGTTATAGTAATTGATAAACCTACAAATTTTCCTATCAAAGTTACGTTTGGACGTAAGCAAGCTAAAAAAGAATTAGGAAAATGGTTAATAGCAAATACTGATAAAGCAAGAGTAGGACCGGTTCTACTTGACAATTGTTTAGTAGAGGCAAGATGGATAAAAGGACAATATATTTTTATTAGAGATGAAAAAGTATTGTTTATGATACAATTAATTTGTGGTGATAATATAAGCCGAATCGACAAATTAGTCTACAAAGAAGATATAGATAAATAACATATAATAGAAACTAAGGAACACCAATGGCTTATTTTGTACGTTTAGTAATGGAAAAACAAGAAGTTTCTCTAGATGAAAGTATCTTCGCAGAACAGCAGATTTATACAGAGAACGATAACAGTTATATAGAAATCCCTTTAGCAAGAGAGTTAGACGAAAGTGAAGCAGATGAGTATGCTGGCAAATTAGCAAACTATATGTTTGAAATGGGCCATACAGACTTTGACATCGAAATTATGGGCGAAGGCGATGTAATTGATGAAGAAACTTACGACGGTGACGAGTTTCATGAAGCATATGGTACTATGTGGTTCAATGAGGACGACGAGCTCGACGAAGCAGAATATCAAGGTCGTAAAGTATCACTTGGTAAACCAATGCGTGGCGATGTAAAAAAGTTTAAAGTATATGTCAAAGATCCAAAGACTAAGAATGTTAAAAAAGTAAACTTTGGTGATCCTAATATGAAAATAAAAAAATCAAATCCAGCACGTAGAAGAAGTTTCCGTGCTAGACACAATTGCGACAATCCGGGTCCACGTACAAAAGCACGTTATTGGAGTTGTAGAAAATGGTAATGATTAACGAAATCTTTGACAAGAAAGCAATCGAAGATTTAAAAGTCGGTGATCAATTACCATTTGATATTATTGAAGACTTAAATGTTTTCATGAAAAATGATCCAATGTTTTACCGCAAGCAAACATATCCGGCAATGTGTGCTGTACAAAAAGCAGTACAAAACGGCGGGAAATATAATAAAAAAGACCTACTACCTATGATTGATAAAGCAATTGAGTCTTACTGTACTGAATTCAAAATTCCAAAGCGTCCGGCAGACATGCTCACTGATGCTGAAAAAATGGAATGTGTATCAAGATTATTAAGAGGTGAGGTAGAGAATTTTCGTAACGGAGAATACTAATGCGTTACAGCGAATTCAAGATACTCACTGAAGCCAAAGTAGGCAGAGAATATAATCATTTAGAAGATCTTGTTTTTATTGATGGTAGTGCGGGTGCTACTAAAGCAATCGATATTTTACGTAAACTTGGCAGCGATAGCGGAGACGTAGCTATAAAATGGGATGGTTATCCTACTATGTATTATGGTCGTGAACCTAATGGCGAATTTGTTTTAGTAGGTAAGAACGGTTGGAGTAAAGGACAAACTGCTAAATCTCCACAAGAACTTTACCAATTCATTACAAACACAGGTAAAGGCGAAGACTGGCGTGAAACATTTGGTAGAGATATGGCTGCTATATTCAGTATAATGGAAGCATCTACTCCAGTTGATTTTAGAGGATATGTTTATGGAGACTTGTTATATCATCCTGGTAATCCTGTAGAGTCAACAGCAGAAGGAATAAATTTTACACCTAATTTAGTAACCTATACTGTAGATCCAAACAGTCAATTGGGTAAAAGAATTGAAAATAGTAAAGTAGGTGTAGTTGTACATACAAAGTATCCAGCATTTGGCGATCCTTCAGGCAAGCCAATTAAGGATGTACAGGAATTAAACAGTAACGATGCTGTTGTCTTAGGACAAACATATGTTACACACCAGCCTACTATTGATACTTCTGAAGTAGACAATATAGAAAAATTTGCCAGCCAATATGGTCAAAGCATAGATAACTTTCTAGCACCAGTAGCAGGGTTAAGTGATATGAAAAATATAATTTACACTTATGTAAACCAAACTAGCAGAGCAGGTAATCTAAAAGGCTTAGAAAAAGGATTCTTTGATTGGTTAGCTGGCAGTAAAGTAAGTGCTAATAAACAAGCAAAAATAAATGATATGGCAAAGGCTAATCCTAATGCGTTACCTGCTGTGTTTAGCTTAGTTAAACAAATTATGAAAGCCAAGGATCATATTATTCAACAACTAGATGACGCTCCTTCAGATGTTAAACAAAGCACTAAAGGAGAAAAAGGCGGTGAAGGTTATGTGGCGCTAGGAAGCAAAACAAAATTAGTGCCAAGAACAAGGTGGACGCCGTCATGAAATTCAAAGATATAACAGAAGCACCAAAAACAGCAGTTCTAGCATTTGGACGCATGAATCCACCTACAATAGGACATAAAAAATTAGCAGACAAAGTAGCAAGTTTACCTGGCGATCCTTTTATCTTTGTAAGTCAAAGTCAAAAGCCAAAAACAGATCCATTAAACTTTCCTGATAAACTAAAATATGCTAAAGCCAGTTTTCCAAATGTAACTGTAGGTAGTAGCGATGTAAAAACAATTATACAAGCGTTACAAAAAATAGAAAGCATAGGTTATGATAATATTATCTATGTTGCTGGCAGTGATAGAATACAAGACTTTACTACCTTGATTAACAAGTACAACGGCAAAGAATACAATTTTAACAAAATAGATGTTGTAAGTGCTGGCGAGCGTGATCCTGATGCTGAAGGTGCTGAAGGCATGAGTGCTAGTAAAATGCGAGCGGCCGCAGCAGCAGGTGACTTTGATAGTTTTAAACAAGGTGTTGCTAATCCAAAAATTGCTCAACAAATGTTTACTGATGTAAGAAAAGGAATGGGCATCACAGAAATACTAGGCTTTGCTACTCGTACACCTAAACGCACAAGTATAAAAAAGAAACCTGAGAAGTTTGAACCAAGTGTACAAGATAGAATTGCTGCTCGAAGAAAAGCAGCAGCAAAGGGTGACAAAGATGCTTGGAAAAGTAAAAAAAAGGTTGACGAAGGTTACAAATTACAACTAGAGCGTGACACTGATATGATGGTATTACATATTGTTGATACTGAAACAGGCAGACGTACAGAAGTTCGTGGCAAGCTAGGCTATGAATCAGGCAACTATGATCCTAATGACAAATTACACATGCTACTAGATAAAATTGGCAAAAGTGCTGATATTTCGCAGCTAATGAATGGTGAGCCTGTAGGCATTAATCCAAAGCACCCACAAGGTGCTAGTGCTAAGGCTGCTACTGACAAAGCATATAATGAATCAGACGTGCCGTTGGGCAAGTATCTATTCCATGTAACATATGCAAGCGGGTTAACAGGAATGTTAAGAGATGGTCACTTAGGTGAACCAGATGAATATTTTAGTATGACAGCAGATCCAAAATATGTAGTGTCGGGCAATCCAGAAGTACAAATAGTCATCGATACTGCTCGTGTAAGCAAAATGGAAACATTTGAAAAGCATGTAGAAGATTGGGAAAGTACTCCAGGAGCAGGTGATTGGGCTAAAGGCGACGACGGTGATTTTGAAAGTGAGTACAGGGTAGAAGAAACGATACCTTGGAACTATGTAGTAGCAGTAAAAATCCTAAAGTCTAAAGCAACACCAGAAATAATAGAACTAGCAAAAAAACGTGGTGTGAAACTAGTTGGCAAAGATAACAACGTAACTGAAAACGTTGCATATAATGAAAGCACAGAGCTAGATAGTCTTAGAAAATTTGTTAGGTCTCAACGAGAAGCA